TAACTATAACATATTGTCCATCGTGAGGATCTGCAGGTAAAAATACATTTTTATTTTCTGTATTCACACAACTCACAATTGTACAATCTGTATCTAAATAAACATCCGTAGTAGAAAGATTTCTTATTCCAAATGATATTCCACCCGCCTTGAAATTACCAAAATATGCATCAAACACTTGATACCCGCCTGATGGTGTTAATCCATTCCAATCGCAAACAGCAGATAAAGCAGCCATTATAACGTGACTAACATATCCTGCTCCCATAAATACTGCTTTCCCTTTTGCTACTGCCGCAGCAGCACCATAAGCTGTTTCAGGATACATTCCTTTTTCATAAGCAGGAACATCAAACGTTGTACGAGTTTCTGACAAATATTTTGCTCCATCACCGTTAACATCAATTCCGTAATTATTTCCGTCTTTTATACTTAATCCACTGTTACTACTCAGATTAACATTATTTCCGCTGGTAGACCTGTTAAAAGTTAATTGCCCGCTCGCTAAATCAAAAATTGTCTTCCGTGTACTTCCGCTGGCAATAGCCTTTGATTGTATCCGACCATTACTTATATCACCAATTTGATTTAATTTCGCTTGTGCTTTTGCAAAAGCTGTGTCTAAGGTGTCCCCTGCTGCAATATCTGATACACTTCCTGTGTAATCCTGCGGTGCCCAATCGGATGATAAGCGACCTGTTTTTCCTACATTTTTTGCTCTATATTGTAATTTCCCTATCGCTGTTTGTACGTTATCATTATTGTTTACACTTTGCTCCGATGTAGCATCAATATAATCTGCAGAAATACGTATTCCTGTAGCATATTTGAAACGGTTTATCCAACGCTGTATTTTTGATATAGCAGTATGCAGGGTGTCGTTTTTAACAACATCTAATGGTTCGCCTCCTGTTACTAAATCTGTTGGTACTTTTTTATTATAAATTGCTGTATCCGTTGTTGCTTGTTCAAGAGCAGTTTGTGCATTCTCTATGATAGCTTGATTTTCTTCTCCTACATTATTTATTGCCGCATTTAAATTCTGTAAATCTATATCATATGTGTCCTTCGCTACAACACCTCCGCTTTGGTCTAATATATTATGTATTGCGTTATTAAAATTAAAGAAAAATCCACCATTCCATGTTATAGAATTTCCTGTAACCTTTGAAAGAAATGAGGATAATTTATATTTTGCTAAACTCCAAACGTTGTTACGTTTTACCTTTCCCAGGATGTAATCATCTGCTGTATAATCTGGCGTTTGTTCATTAAATTGAAAAACCAACTTTTTATTAACTACATCAAACACTCCTATTACATCGTCAATAGAAAGATTAGAACTTGTAACGTGATACTGTACATTTGTACCAAGATCATCGATTAATATATTCCCCAATACATCATCATATTGTACTTTTGTACTGGTAATAGCCAAAGCTAATGAATTTCCCTTGTCGGTTATTTTGAACCAAGCTCCAATAGATAATCCAACTGTCGTTGCTAAATTAACTAATTCCGAGTAAGTTATAGAAGAAATTGTATTTTTATCTAAAACTACCCATTGTGCCAAATTAACGTCATACACTTTATGTAACATTTGATTTGGCGTATTATCGTACCAAATTAATGTAACATTTTCTGGCGGTGTTGTTCCTATAAAAACGCCCGCTACTTGTCCAAGATTTTTTGTTGCCATAATGTTTTATTGTATCCCTTCTTGTTTTAAAAAATCATCAAACGCTTTTATGAAAGCATTTTCTAAATCAGCTTTATTAGAGGATCCATATTCTTCAAAAGGATTTTCTTCTTCCTCTTCGGAAGTTTCTGGTTCTTCTTCAGGAACTTCTTCTGGTTCTTCTTCATTCCCTTCCCCGCTCATATTAAAAATATTTGGTGTATTTGCCATATTTTTAGATTGTATGAATGTAGGATTGTTAGGATTATCACCTCCTTTCAATGGATTCATTTCATATTTTTGACGGATTTCATTAACAGTTACAAAACTATTTAATTTTTTAATATCCATATCCAATTCTTGCTCTATTGTTAAACCGTTCAACCCCATGAATACTAATTCAAAATCAGGATTTATTTGTTCCACAATATATTTATTTAATTTCCGTTGCAGAAATTTCAGTAATGGATACAATCCTTTATCCTTTGAATGTTGTAAACGGTATTGTTGGCTCCCCTCGAATAATCCTCCACTTCCTTGAGGACGGCTGATGTCCCATCCTATTTCTGTTGGGTCTATAGAATATATGGCGCAAGCAAGTTTTATCAAATACTCCATCCATGCTGTATATTCCATATCCCTGTTATTTTTCTGCAAATCTATCCACTCGACATCTGCTTCTACAACAGGAGTCTTCCAACTTTGCATTACGCCAGAAATCATTGATTGCCATTGTTGACGAAATTGTTGTAATGCAGCTTCGTTATTGGTTCCCTTTATACGTAATAATCCCTTAGGAGCAGAGCCCTGACTGAAAAACCTACGATTATATTCATCTCCCCAGAGCATGCTTGTAACCACATTTATTAACTCCTCTAACTCGCTACAACCATACCCATTGGCATTTATAAGAGTAGAAGGATTGCGAACAGCAAAACAAAGTTCCCAAGGATAAAATTCATTTACTTTTACGTTTTGATAAACCTGGACGTAGGAAGGATAGTATCCGTTAACCTTTTTACCAAATTCTTTTTTATTTTCCCAAACATCTGCTCCTTTACGTTTGAAAAAATCATTCTCATAATCTTTAGCAAAATAAGAATCTGCAATACGAAACGTTGAGGCATCGGTAGCAATAAAAGATTCTAATTTCCCACGGCGATTACGAATACATTCGAAAGTCATTTGATCGTATATCAGAGAATCTTCTACGATTTTACGTATAAAAGTATCAAAATCATCACTATCCCAATAACCCCTGTTCCCCCCTTTCAACAAAAAATCTGTAATAGAATAAGCAATTTTCTTATCCTGATTATCCATTTTTTGCTCCACACCAAATTTTGGTTTTTTCCGTATAACAAATCCTGTAGAATATTTATTTTCTTGAGGATCAGCAAAATCTGCTACCTGATTCTTGCGTGTTTTTATGATAGAATTTATTATCGGAGTCTTTGCCATTTGTCTCAATGTTATGTATGATAAAGCAAATGGCTTATCTTTAAACCCCAAATTAGCATTAAATTGTAAAGGGTCTATAAAAAATGCTTTGGGATTTTGTTCTACCTTCGGTTGTATAGAATTGAAAACCTGATTCGCTTTGACAATATCATCAGGATTATCAGAACGCATAGCTTTTTCCAGTATACGAAAACGTTTTGCTTGTAAACGCTGTTCTTCTAACGTGATATCATCTAATTGCTTCGCTAAATCTCCCATACTGATAAAAACAATTTATATTATTCATTTTATAACTGTTTTAAACAAAAAAAAGGAGATATGAATATGTCTCCCTTTTCTCGTTATTTTAAAAATCATTTTTAATTCTCTTCTGTTGGTGTTGGGTCTACTGGTACTTCTTTTTCTTTCAATACTCTTATTACATTAAATTTTTCTATAGCTTTTAGTACTTCTTTTTCTTCTTCTAATGCATACCATTTTACTGTTCTTTCTTTTGCTTCTTCATCTGTTATTGTTTCCCATGTTTCAGTTTTGTCTTCGCCTTCACCTTTTGTTACTTTCTTTGCTACTCCAAAGTAATAGAATCTTCCTGTTGCAGTTGTAGCTGCGTGTTTGCCTAGTTCTTCTATAGTTTCATTTGTTCCATCACTAATTAATACATGAGTTATTTCTTCTGTTGGTCTTTCTAGGTGGATGCCTACATATAGTACATCTGCATCTGCTCCTAATTCTGTGTTTGGATTTTGTACTATTTCATCCCAATTTATGTCTTCGTCTATTTCTATTTTTAATAGACCATCTTTATATTCTACATCTACGCCTTCTATTTTTGTACTTGTCTCTGTTATTTTTCCATCTGCTACTACTGTTGGTGTAGTAATTTTTAATTCAATTTGTTTATTCCCGTCGCAAACTACAGAAGCTGGAGTAACTGTCCAACTGTTTTCTGCATCAACCAAATAAAAATCATAAGTAAATCCTTCTACAATAGCAAATGTTTTATCTTCACCGTTTTTTTCTAATGTTATTTTTTTATCAAACACATCGCCATATTTATTTGATGTTCTAATTATAACGTCTGCCGTTGTAGCATCTCCCGTGATTATTGGCGTCATGGTTAAAGTGTATTCTGTAACTCCTATTTGACGAATACCATCGGCTTCCCCATACTTTTCTACTTTAAGAATAGGTTGAAAATCCTTCACATGTTCTTTTATTGCCTTTTCCGTCAGAACTGTTCCTAACTTCCAAGGAATAATTTTTTCAAAATTTGTATTTTCAACTCCTTCCCACCACATAATAGTAAATAACTCAAATGAATCATCTATAATATCCGTCCTCAATGTTGCTTTAACATTAGGGGATTCTTTCAAAGAAAAAACAAAATCCCTCATCTTATTTACCTTTTAATAATTAATAAAACTGAACTTTGATTATATATAACTGCTCAATTTAGATTCTATTTTCATTGTTACGTGATTATCAAAAATAATAAATTTAGTTCCTAACTCATTATATATGATAACATTTTCAAATAAATAATTAAACAATACGGTATTATCATTAAAACTGGTTATTTCTATTCCGTTCTGTTTGATATCATTGTAAAGTTTTTCAAAAGCGTCAATTTGTAAAGCGTCTTCCATCACCGTTGAGGACAAATAACGTAAATCCTTTGCTGATATATCTAATTCGGTAGCAAGTAATTGAAAATCTATATCTAATTCTTGCTTTAATTCTGATATTTTTTTTGATATAAACATAAATTAAATGTATTTTAAATTATCGCCTGGTGTAAATCTAATTCTCTTTTTACCTTCTCCTATCTTCATTTTCCAATATTTTGAAAATTCGCATAACCACATTTCTAT